AAACAGGAAGTAAGAAAATTAAGAAGTATTTAACGATCTTGCTAATTCCTTTTTTTAGAGAATACTTCATATATTTGTTTTGCTATATTAATTATTAGACCTTTGATTTTATCTAATTGCTTTTGAAAGCCCTTTAATTCTTCTTGTGTAGGCTCGTCAGACGGCTCTGGCGGGGTTTCTATGTCCTCTACTACCTTATACGCCCTATAGTCTTTAATAAACGGCATAAGGTATTTTCCCGGACAGAGAGTTTGGCTTAATTCTTGATGGGCATAGATCTCTTCTTTAGGAATACTATGACATTTCTGTAAATCTTGTAAAAGCTTTCTAAGTGTGTTTAGTTGTTGGTTCGTTGGTTTCTTTGTCTCAAGATTTCCCCTAAGACATATTCCTATACTTCTCTCATTCCAGCCTTTTTTATGAGCTCCCGTTTCTTCATCTGTCCTACCTATCATTAATTTCCCGTTGGTTTCTATCCAATATTGATAACCGATGTAAAAGCCTAGTTCTGATTTGAAGTTCCACTTGCTTTTATGATATGAATTAGTTGCGTAAAAAGAGTTGTTGTTACCTCCATGATGAATAATCAGAGAATCTTTTTTCATAATTGTAATGTTATTTAATTATGGTGGGGCAAACTCGCTTTATACGGTTTATATTTGCTCGGGTTGCCCCACCTTTTTGAATAAGCCGACTAGGGACTAGCACGTGTTTGTCCGCATGTCGCTAGGGGCATTATTTCTTCGAATATGGTAATACGTAGTTTCTTTGATTTCCACCTATGTCGGATATAGTGATATACCCTGAACGCCATTTCAGGACAATCAACAATATCTTGAAAGGTGGTTGCTCCATATCTAACTTGGGTCTTTATCTGTGTGTCGTGGTCTTGGCAATGCTGGAGTAGCCACTGGTAAGCGTTGTCTACTTGACTCTGTTTTGTTATCACTCGGTTTATCACTTTTCGTTTCATGTTTCAAACCCTTCCACAAATAGTCGCTCATTTGTTTTTCGGTGTATTCCATATTCGCCTCCTAAAGAACTACATCATTTTCATTATGATCGCTATTACTATTGGGACGATTATTATGTTAGAGATTACAAGACCGCCCGCCATATAATGTCGCCATCTCGTGTTTTTAGCTACAGATCCGTTTATCTTAGTAACTTGTTCAAGAATAGATTGATGACTTCTCTCGTTCATCTCCATAAAATTATCTAATCTTTCTATTATTACGTCTAATGTTGTTTCTGCCATTATCCTATTTTTCCTTAATAGCTATCACCTTTGCGTGTTCACCAATAAGGTAGTTAAGTTTTTTAATTAATTCTTGTTTGTTTTGTACCGCCCCGAAGCTCTTAATATTTAGTTGCTCTATTGAGTGTTGTGCTAGGTTTATCCATTCATCTCTTTCATCTATAGTTAGATAGGGTTTCTTTCCAGTAAAGTATTCTTGGATTCCTACCGCCTTTTCTGGGTTTCCGCCAATAGATACTATGTCTTTAGATAGTTCTTTTGTGTCATAACTAGTTGCCGCCAAAGATGTCATATCCACATTTTGTATACTAACCTGCCCATTCCCAAAAACGGGAATGGTTAAAATGATTAATGTTGTTATTAGTATTTTCATATTAATCTCCTATACTTGCTGATGTTGGTAATTTCATTTTATTATATTTCATATCAGTTTTTGAATTTCATGTACGCCTGATAAAGACTTATCGTATTAGCAACATCCGCACTCGCCCATTCAGCCGTAATCGTTACGTCCATGTTTGCTGTGGTGTCTATTGTTGCTACTCCGATTGCGTGAACCTCATCTCCAGTAGAAATAGGGTCTCCAATTGCTAAATGGATATGTATGGCTCTCGCACCCGTTGCCCCTAACGTTCTTTGGGTAGCGTTAGCTTCTATATGCCACATAGTATCTGTTAGTTGTTTAGTGTCTGGGCTTAATACGACTTTCTCTACTCCGCCTACTCTAACCCTAATTGTAACCTCATCACCAGCGTTTGCTGAATTATTAGACACAATTCCGTCAGCGTGGAACTCAAACACATTTCCAGCCGATAAGCTATTAGCTTCCATAGTTCCAGTCCATAGAGTAGTTTCATCGGTTGTATTAGCACAAGTTACCGTTTCTACTGCCACATCATTCGTTCTATCAATAGCTCTCTGGGTATCCACATTAGTTAAATACATTCGTCCATCATAGAATTCAAACATTCCTGCTTCTGGTGTGCCTAAAGCTTTATCAGTTAGTTTTAGTTTTCCGTCTAGGGTTAATTTACCGCCAGATGGTTCTATTCTTAAATTACCATCACTATCTACATACATTTCTGCTTCTATTCCGTCTGAATATGTAAGGGCTAATTGAGTAGTTACAGCTAATACTTCTAGTTTGTAGTCTGGAGAGGCGTCGCCAATGCCAGTATTGCCTCCAACCTCTAGGTTATTGTAAACTTTTACGTTCTGCGAAGCATTAAAATCTATCACATTCAAACTCTCTGTTTTAAATCTTATTATCTGTCCATCAGCCGTGTTGGTAAAGAATACGTGTCCACTATTAGATTGTATTTGTGTATTAGAACCATCCCAGTCCCACTTTCCTACTTGGGCTAAAGTGCTATTAATTTGGAACCCTGCTCCATTGTTAGTTCTAGCTTTAATTACTAATCTCCTTGCTGTATTAACATTAAAATCTCCATCACTCTCAGAAGATAATACAACATAGTTTGAAGCATCATAAGATAACTTTATGCTTCCATTAAGCATTGTTTCTTCTCCACTTGGTTCTATATGTAAATCCCCATTAACATCTGTAAAGAATTGAGTTTCTGTTGATCCATCTGCGTAAGTCAATGTCAACTGAGTACTCGTATCTAATACTTCTAATTTGTAGTCTGGAGAAGAATCTCCTATTCCTACGTTGCCACTTGCAATTAAAACATCTCCAGTTCCATGGGGGTCTAAATTTATATCATTGTTATTATTTAATGTTTTTATGTTAAAAGGGTTTTCTGCCGCTGATGACCATTCAATACCACCAGAGTCTGTTCCATCTAATTGTATTTGGTCAGATTCACCAACGTATATATAAGGACTTCCAGAGCTAGAATTAACTTCAACTCCAACAACTCCTCCCGATGATGAACGAGCATAAATATCACCAATAACATCCAACTTAGCTCCTGGGCTATCAGTTCCTATTCCTACGTTGCCAGTAACAGCATCAATTCTCATTAACTCATTTGTTCCACTTGTTTGAATATCTCCACCTTTATTGAATGAAAAGTGTGCTGTGCTTGGTACAAAAAACTGTTGTTCAAAAGACTGAATACCCATACCATAACGAGAACCTGCAATATCATCAAACAAATGAATCTTTTTTCCTGTCGCTGTTGCGAAAGAAAGTGGAGCGCCAGGGTTTGTCTTATCTATTCCGACGTTGCCTGAAGAATCTATTGTCATTCTTGGAGAGCCTAATGTATCTCCAGAACCATCACTTTGTGTATAAAAATCTAATCTTGTTGGTGCGTCTGTTGTAGTAGCTCCCCAAGCACCATCTACTTGTGCCCCTACTCTTGCCCCTACCCTACTAGCTGAATCTGTACCTCTAAAATCTATTTGTCCTAAGACATCATTTGGAGTTGTCATATTACTATCGCTATTTTCAATAGAGAATGTAGGGTCAGTTAATTTCATTATATGGAGTATACTTTCTGGACTAGTAGTCCCTATTCCTACTCTATTAGTAGACTTATCTACAAAGAGAGTATTGTTATCAAAGTTTGTTCCTGTAGTTGTGTCTAGGATAGATAAAGCTCCTCCTACATAAGTTTGTAAGTAGTCGTCTGAGGGGGAGTGGGTATAGGTGTCTTTATCTGCGTCCCAATATACCCCATTTCCATTCATATCTAATCCGCCCGAACCTACTACTCCTCCTAAATTAAGAGCAGAAGATATATCTATGTTCTCGGTAAATATGTTACCTATTTCTTTAGCGGCAGTTCCTATATCACAATTACCATCTGTTCTACAGACTAGGTCGTTGTTGAATTTCCAGAAACTTTGAAAAGATGCCTGAACTACTCCTGCTATTAGAATTAGGACTATTGATATTGATAAGGCTTTTTTTATTGTTTTCATATTATATGTATTTAATTAGTAATTCCTCAGAAGTATCTGGGGCAAATGTGCTTAATGTTATTTCTTTATCGCCAGTTATTTCAAAATCTATTCCCTCAATTATCATACCACCATATAGGCTTAACCAGAGAACGGCTCGTATACTATTTGCTGTCGTGAATACAATGTTAGCTCCGTCGCATTGAGAAGTTAAATCTTCTGGAGCTACTAACAATGAAGCAATTAAAGAAGTTAAATCTGTATTTGTTCTTGATAGTTTGGCTAGTAAGAATTGGGTTCGTTGGTCTAATATTGAATCTGCTCTTTTAAGAAGTGCGTCTTCTCTCTTACCTAATCCCTTAATAGCATCTGAACTTATCCTATTATCTTCTTTTAATAGCTCTAAACTATCTCTTATAGGATTGCCTAGCTTGGGAATATCTTTCTCTATTTGGTCTATTGTCGGTATAGAGGGTAAAAGATTGTCTGTGGCTAATCTCGTGGCTTCTAGGGCTATCTTATCCGTATCTACTACTGGAGATATAGCATCTTTACCATCACGTCCATCTTTCGGAACAATCGGTTTCGGGATAAGTGGTTTAATAAGTGATAGTAATTCTTCTTTGGTTGGAGTATGTCCGTCAGCTCCTTTTATGGATTCGCCTGGTTCACCTTTAATACTCTCTCCCTTATCTCCTTTTAATCTTTCTATCACGTTTTCAATAGCGGGTATATCTTTATCAATCTTATCTTTAAGTGCTTCGGTCATCAGAAAGATTTTCAATGTAGTGTCATTGATTATTGTGCCGTTTTTTATAGCCTCTCGGACTCTTTCTTTTTGATTAGATATTGACATAGGGGTTGACATTTTATTGTTGATTTGTTATTATTTGTTTAAGAGTTAATTTAATATTTTCACTTGGCAATATCCCATATTTTCTGCCAAGTGAGTATGGGATTTTGCTTTTAACTCGTTGGGGGCTTAATAATATATGCGAGTATAAACACCGTGCAAATCGGGGGCTAGGTCTAAGTTAGAAATAGTTTAAGTCATATTAGCTGGGGTTACTACGAACCTAAAGAGTAGTCAAGGCGACGAAGATAAGAACCAGTTCTCTACTTCATTTAGTCAATGGGGTAGGGGGCAACTGTCATCAAGGTTCTGAAGATAACTTATTATTAATATATTAAATAACTATGAAATATATACTTATCGTTATAGCGTTCGTTATCGGTGGTGTAATCGGTCTTGCAATTCCTAATGCTACCGAGCCAGTAATTATGGAAGTGGAGAAGATCGTGGAAGTCGTTAAAGAAGTACCAGTGGAATCAATCGTTTACGAGCAAGGCGATGTTATCATTAAGGAAGTACCTGTTGAAAAAGTAGTTGTTACTGAAGTTCCTGTTATCGTTGAGAAAATAGTAGAAAAGATAGTCTATCGGGAATGTGTTTCATCTAGCGAGTTAGAAGTGGAATCAATATCTGTTTATCCTAATGGAGATTCTGTTAGTGTTTACTTATCTACTAATTTAGAATCCGAAGCATTTTTAAGAGTCTGGCCTGCTTATCACGGATTTGATTATAATCCTGATTTTGATAAAACTCATACTTTACAAAAAGGGGATTTAAGAAAAGGTACGGAATATTATTATCAAGTAACTCTTATCAATGAAGATGGCTCGTTTGTTAAAAAGAACGGGGATTTCTTCGTTGGGGAATAATCTATGGCTTTATTCATTATCTTTATAATAATAGTCGGTATCGCTGCTTTTTACGAATAACTATTTTTGTGTAACTTTAGGCACTATCTGTCCTTTTACTGCACTCTTATTCAACATCTCAGCTATTTTAGCCTGAACTCCCTTACTTGATAAGAACTTCTTAGTAATAAAACCTCCTACGTTTGCTGGGTTACCACCAGATAAAACAATCCAGTCTGTAAGGCTAAATCCATTTAATCCACTTTGACCAATAACTTGGTCACCTAATTTATCTATTAAGAACTTTGATATTTGTGTCTGTTTGTTTAATTCTCTAATGTTCTCAAATCCTAATTTCTTAGCTTGATCAACTTGCCAGTTTCTCATAGCGTTATCTATATTAGTAGCTTGTTCTACTTTATCCGGGGTTATTAGTTTATTATATCCAAGTTTTACATTTCTCTCATAAAGTCTTTTTACATTGTTTATATCTTCCATAGATAAACCAGTAGAATCGTACTTTTTCTTTAATTCTAATACTTCATCTAAATACGGAGATTTAATGTTTTTAGTTGAAACACTTTTTGCTTTCTTTATCAATTCATCTAAAGCATCTTCAGTTGCTCCACTATTATAAAGTCCTTTAAGTTTAGCTAGTTCAGTATCTACGCTCTTTAAAGATTGTGAGAACTTTGTGGCTTCTTTCGCAAGTATTTTATCAGGTGCTCCAAAGTTTCCAGTTTCAGTTAGATATTGTCCCGGAGTTTTTCCTGACATTTTTTTAAACTTAGTAAAATCAGTTGGTTTTAATCTAGCAACTCTATTCATTATCTCATCACTTTTTGGAACTACCTTACCTGCTAAACCTTTAACTGGCTTAATAGCTTGTCTTGCAAAATCATCTGCTGAACCAGCAACATTTTTAACTACTTGTGTTCCTGTCTTTAATCCTGTCTTTACAGCTTTCACTCCAGCCACTCCGCCGACTACATCTAATCCAAAAGCACCAATCCCCAAAGTAGAATCAACATCTCGCTTGGTAGCCTCATCTAAACTATTATATCTTTCTATGATACTTTTAACCGTATCAGATTCCACTATCGGTGTAGCTACTTTCTGAATACCTGTCTTTACTGCTTCTTCCGCTTTTTGAGGTAATACTGTCTTAACGATTCCTTTAAACACATTTCCTATCACATCACTAACTCCACCAAGTGTCTGTCCGAATGATTGGAAAGCAGTTCTAATCTTACCTTGACCAGCTTCTTCAGCTTGTCTGATCTCTGCTATATTACTGGCTCGTTGGCTAAGAGATGATTTAATATCAGTACCTATCTGACGTATATCAGCACCAGTTTCTTGCAAAAAGGTTTGTGGTTGTGCTACTGGTGCGGTTTCCTGTGGAGTAACACCTATTCTATAATTAGATAAAGCTGTCTGAACTTCATCTTGAGTTTTACCATTTTCTACTCCGAATTGTATTATTTCTTTTTCCTTTGTATTAAACATATTAGTAGTAAACTGAAGCTTCTTGATTATTATAAATGTTATCAAGAAGGGACTGTTCTTCTTGATTAAATAATGAACCTTGATACCTTAGTAATGCTTGGTTTGTTAAGTCTTTAATTCTATTAAGTTCTACCTTAAATGAGGCTTCATCAATAGCCCAACGACCCTTACCTACACCATTTTTATCTTTAATTTCCCAATCATTAATAGCTGTAGCCGCATTAGAAAGTATAGTCATTTCTCTATCAGACAATGCTCCAAAAGTTGCTCCTCGTGATTTAGCATCTATTAAAGAATCAAGCGATAGTCCTGATACTAATCTGTGGACTTCTCCAGCGAAACTTTGTTTATCGGCTTTATCAATAGTAAATGGAGTCCATCTAGTTACACCATAAGCACCAACTGTTCCAGCCATTCCTCTATGAACTAATAACTCATCTACTGTTTTAACTTTCGCTGTAGCTACAGGAATACTAGCTTCAGCATTTCTTATAGCTTCATTTATAGCTTTTAATTCAGAGGCACTTGGTTGCCCTATCCCAGCTATTTCAGCATTTATCTTTCTAAGCTGTGCTTCCTTAACCTTTCTATCTAATACGAGCATAGGATCTTTACTAACCTGTGCCTGTAATTTAGCAAAATCAGCTTGTGCTGTTGGACTAGCCCAATCAATCTGACTCATCTGGCTCGCTAATTGTGGCTGGTTACTCAATATACTATTAGCCACATTCCTAGCATTAGTGATATTGGCTTGTTGAACTTGAAACTCCCTATTTTCTTCTCTAATCTTAGCGTCAATCTGATTCTTCTGTTCTGCTGTGGCTACGTTATATATAGTTTCAGCTTGTTTATTTCTGAAGTTCATCATATTAGTAGCATCATCGCTCTTTAATTTAAATAGTGTTTCTAAGTGAGATTGTGCTGCTGATAGATTATTGTTTGCTATCTCGGCTTGCATTTGAAGTGGTAAAGCTTTAATGGCTGTCTGCCTATCTATCTCTTGTTGCTGTCTGCCTAAGAACGAGGTAGTTACATTCTTACCACTAGCACTTGATTCTAATTGTAATTTAGCTTGTCTTCCCTCATTTATAACCCCAGTAATCTGAGCATTTATCTGATTCGCTACTTCTTGTTTAGCTAAAATATCAGCACCTTTTTGAGCTTGTTCAAAAGCGTCTGCTGTGCTTGATGGTGCTTGTAAATTATCCTGATATTCTTTTAATAAAGCATACGGGTCTGTTTTTTCCTCTGGTGGTGCTGGTGGTGCTGGAGTAGGAGGAGGTGGGGGTGTAATAGTCGGTGCTGGAGTTACTTCTGGCGTAGGAACAGTAATAGGAGTAGTTTGAGTTCCTAGTGTTTCTGTGCTGATTTCAGGCGTTGGTGGGAGGTCTGATAGTTTAGAGGCGTTTGTAGGAACGGGTGGTGCAGTCAATCCAGCCGTAGCAGTAAGATTAGATTGTTCTGGGGTAATCCCAGTAGCTCTAGGGTCTACTGTTTTATTAGAACCAAAAATATTACCTAAATTACCACCAACCAAAGAAGATACTCCTGAGCCTTGTTGGGTAATATCAGTAACATTTTGTTTCTTCTTTGTTCCTCCGACTGTTCCATCTGGGTTTATGAATAAATTGTTTGCCATAATTTTTATTAATTATTTAATTTCTAAATATAATATCCTCTAATTGCAAAAGTTACGTTTGCGTTATTAGCCCATCTTTCTATAATTCTATCGCTATCAAGATTAGCTGTCATTATTATTTGACTATCATTACTAATATGTATATATCTATCCTGTGAGCTTCCATTTTGCCTTACTCCAGCTATATAATCAGCGTCTTCCACATTCTGCATTGATATATCTACTCTGGTAGCATTAATTGGTATTGCCGATGAAAGATCCCAGTTAATCCAGCTAGACGTATCTCCAGCAACATTAGTCGGCAATCCATTTTCAACCTCTACATAATCAGGTGCTAAATTATACTGAACACCATTCCTTTCTACCTTGACGCCTCTCTTGAACAATACGTTCTTAATAAACACTACTAAATTAGAATATTCGTTCTTCTTCACGTCTTGCCTGAATAAATTAAACTCGGCTCTTAATTTAGCCACTTCTAATTCTAATCCTGTAAGTTTATCTGTTGCCATCTTTTTCTTCGTACTTAGCTTTAAATGCGGTCATTTCTGCTCCACCCGATAATTCTATTCTAAAAGCTATCTCTCTAAACTCTGGTAGATTAACGCCTGTGCTTTCTATATTAACTGAAACGTGAGATATGGTGTCGTCTACGGCATTAGTAGCAATAGTAGTCCAAGTAGCATCAGCGTCTTTCTTATACTTCACAATTACCTTTCCTGCTGCGGGGAGTGCTGATAACTGGATATTAACTTTACTAAGTGCTTTTAATATTGAAGCGTCTAATGTGTATATTCCTGTTTCTATTATTCCTACTTGAACATTAACTGTTTTTCCAGCAGAAGTTTGTATTTCCTCTACTGTCGCATCATCGTCTCCAGCATCATCTTCTGTTACTAAGGCGAAATATGATGGTACTGAATCTACTCCTGATACAACTGATTCGTGCATAAGAAGGTCTACCATTACGTTATTAGGGTCTGTTTGAATATAATCAAAGTATTTATATACACAAAACGACATAGGTTTAGTAATATCCTTTCTTCCGTATCTATACATAACTGGCTCTCCAGTAGAACCTGCTCCGTCTGGTCTGGTAACTATTCCTAATATGTATATAAATCCGTTATATGCTCTTGTACGATATAGAGCCATCTCGGTATCACCAGACACATCAGCACTAACATCTAATGTATGAACTGTTTTAAGAACTACTTGGTCATATTGTTTTATCAATAATTCACTACTACTTTCCATAATCACAGTAATAATTCCCTCTAGCACTGCTCCACCTGATACTGTTCCTCTGCCTATATTGATAATATCATAAAATGTAGTTGTAGTTACTCCGTCCCAAATATACATAAGAGATTCATTGGTAGTAGATGTACATATAATTGCCATTAAATCATTACCATAAGGCAATAATTCAACTATCTCCTGGTCTGAAGGAATCTCAACCATTTCAGTAATTGATTGAGAACCTGCGTAATCTCCTACATCTATTTTATATACCTTCTGTCCATTCCATCCATAAGCATTTCCTTGCCACATCACTCCACCCCACAATCCTCCTGCTAAAGATAGGAAATCTCCATTATTAGATTTATCACTTACTTTATAAAGTCCTATTTTCTCGTTATTATGAAATAAGATATACCCAGCGTCATATACAAAGAATGGGTTATCTCTATGGTCAATAGCATAATTAGCTGTAATAGTTTGTGAAGTCCAAGCAGCACCATCTTTTTGCCATATACTTGTATCAGTTCCTCCATCGTTACCAAGAGCAAGAAATAATCCATTAACTTCTAAAATCCTCCTTAAACTCCTATAATCAGGCGTTCCACCATAACCACCATCATCTTTAGTGGCAACAAAGTTATGTCCGATAGTGCTACCATCTTTTCCAACACTAAGATTCTCAAGATATTTAAAATATCCATTTGGGAGGTTTCTTACTTGTTCTTTCATCCCCCCATCCCATCTATCTATAATTATTTCTTTTACGTCTGCCATTATGATTTCTCGTGATTTATAAACTCTGATCTTGACGACTTTGTTTGCCCTGTTGGGCTTATATTACTTTGTGATTGATTGGTTGGGCTTATTGATGAGGATTTGGATTGGTTGGTTGTTTTCCAGCTTCCTGCTCCACTAAATATAGCTGATACGCCTGTTAAGATATATGAACCGATCGTGGTTACTAAAGTATATCCTCTTATTAATCCTGTAGTTATTCCAGTTAGTGTAAAACTTCCTACGCTGGCTATCATACTTCTCGCTGATGTTAATATCGTTGTTATTCCTGTGAGCGTAAACTCTCCTACTACACAAGCTAAAGTATATCCTCTTGAAAATAGAGCATTTATTCCTGTCAATGTAAATGCTCCTACTGTTACTGGTAAATCGTAAGCTATTGGCGACCAATAAACTGTAACTGGCAACCAATCTATCCAAGTTCCATTTCCACCATCATTAGTAATTCTTACTAAAAACTTTCCATCAGCCATTTCAGCTCCAGTCCAAGAATGTCCCCAATCATCTTCAGCACCACCAATAATATGGTCATCTGTTGGATTATTCATATAACCTATATTTACTGGAGTTGTCCAACTAACACCATTATCCCAAGACAATTCAATTAAAAGCTCAACTCCGTTGATAGCTTCTCCCCTTGCGTTTACCACTATACCATCTATAGTTCTCCCAGCTAATGAAAATCCATATCCACCATAATCTTGGGCTTGAGTATCAGTTGTTTCACCAGCTTGACCACTACCTGAACTATAAGCATCAGTTGGAGCATTCCACTGATTACTAACTGTTCCTGTTGTTGTCGGGCTTTGTACCCCTGTATCAGGCATATTAAGCGATAGTTAAAACTTTTAATTTAAAACGTGTCATTGCTCCAATTTCTTTATGAATTATCTTATGACAAGAACGACAAAGTGTTATCCCATTATTTATATCAAATCTTAATTCTGGATATTCAGCAAAATTCTTTATATGATGTGCTATTGGATGTTTTTGTTTAATAAGACATTTTTGACAAGTCCAATTATCTCTTTTATAAACAAACTTTCTCCACTCATTATATTGCTCTCCTCCACGTATTATCTTACCTATACTTGATAATCCACCTTTCCAATGTTTTGCCTTTTTACCAACTGATGCTTTAGCAAAACAACTTCTTGAACAATATAATGCGGTATCTTTTCTACCTTTATAAACACTAAACCTCTTCATACAAAAAGCACATTCTTTTTCTATCTTTCCACCTCCCCAATGACAAGCGTTTTCTCCTGTAAGGTGTGGTAATTGTTTACCTTTCATAATAGGAATATTACCCTTAACAAATTGTCCTTTTTCATTTCTCATCACGCTATCGTAAGCACGCCATCATCAGCCGAGAAATTGACCGTAAACGTGTCTCCATCAGCTAACGTTACTGCTGAACCATAATCGTAATAAGCAATTAGCTTATCACCAGTTGAATCATCATCATAAATATATACATATCTGAATGGTCCGACTGCTCCACTAGCTGTTAATACTAAATCAGCACATACTAATTTATATGTCCCACTTGTTTGAGCTGACGTGCTTACTGTGATTACTCGTGATGAGCAATTAGCATAACTTACTTCTGTTAAATCAGCTAACTCGTCCCAAGCTGCAGTATGCCCTGTGTTTGTTAGAGCTATTGTTAGCCCTGAGCCACTTAAGTCTATTGCCTGTTCGGCTAGGTTCTCTACGAATGAATTGACTTTTGCGAAACTTGCCATTTTATTATTTGTTTAATTTATTAACGACTACTTCTCCATTTAGGAATTATTTTAGTTGGTTCGTCCTTTGACCTTTTGTTATAATACTCAGAAATATCTAGTTCCATCTTGTTCATCTCGTTTAACAAATCTAGCTTATTCTTTAGTCCTTTCCTATTAGCGTAGAAATAGCTCGGTCTTAACGCTAGATACTCGTGGAATAAACCACAAGCACCAAATGTTGCTGTCGTATCATCACTAGCGAAATAATGGGCTTGTCTGCTAATAAAGAACTTTAAGCCATTCGTATAACTATAATCAGGAATAGGGTCTAAAAAGATACCACTTCCTGTCTTATCATACTTATTCGGCTTGCCTTCAGTATCTTGTCCGTCTACGAATCCTATAGCTTTATAACCCCTAGTTTGCTGATCTACTGGCTCTAAATCATAGAATATCCCATTCTCATCAGCTACCATTACCCTCTGTATCTCTAATATCAGATTACTTTGTTCATCTACCGTAAAGTGATAATCTCGCTGTCCGGATACAAGATTAGTAGTTATTATGGGGTCTTTCGTATGATTAGAATCATCAAACTGCCACTGACCACATTCTTGTAGAGCGATAGCGAAGAACTTGTCTATAGCAAGATTTACGTCAACCACTTTCTTGACTAGTGGGTAAGACGTATCTGTGGTGTCAACATTATCGTTAATCAATGTCGTAATCTGGGAATATGTTAAAGACATATTTTTGTTTTAATTATGTTTAATTTTGCAAAATCACCGAACAATTCTTTTGCTTTGTTGTTGTATGCTTTGACGGCTTCTATTTTATCTTCAAAGTATCCTAAATTAAATCCTTTATAATCTTTCATAATATGAGCAGTCCATTTTTTTCTTTCCTTTACCCAAGATACGCCCTTATAACCAGAAATATTAGATTTTGTTTTTAATTTATTTCTCATATTCTCTGCTTTTGTACATACTCTCAAATTAGCTCTTCTATTATCTAATTTGTTCATATTTATATGGTCAGTGAGCATTTTTTCGGGAGTGTTCATTATTAATCTATGCATTAAAACATATTCCTTATAATCAATCCTTCTTCCTTTTTCTCTATAAGCTGGATAACCAACTTTTAAAAGATGCCACCTAAACTTATTAAGCATTTCAAAATCTTCTGCGTCAACTAGGGCAAACTTACCAATTCCGTTTTTACCATATAATTTAATCTTCATCATACTTTTCTTTTTTTGTTAAAAGCTATCTTCCAATCTTGAAGGTGAGAGAATACGGTGGCGATAATTTCACCATCTTTAACCATAATTGTACTATAATCTTCGTACTCGTCTTCTAAGAAAGGAGTCATTATCTCTCTGCCCAGTGGGATAATCTTATCGTTAAACTTCTGTGCCTTCAGAGCAATCTTGTTTCTCTCGTTCTCTTTCTTCTCTTTACTCTTATTAGCTTCATCATATCTAGCTCTTAAATCTTTAGAAGTTTCCTCTTTCATTTTAGCGTATATATCTAACTTGACCTTATCCATATCCTTAATACACTTCTCCATTGTATCAGTGATCGCTTTTTCTCTCTTACCGAACTCCTTTAAATCTACTTTCTTTTCTTCTGCCATTAGCTCTGTGTTAATCTTATCCATTTCAATCTCTAATTCGGCTATCTCATTAGATTTAGCTCTACCTTTTTTAACTATTTCACCTTTTTTAATAATAAGCTTCTTTAATTCTTCGTTTTCTATTTTATGTTCTCTAGGGTAATTCATAATTATTTGTTTAGTTTGTTATAAGCTTCTTCCCATAGGTGAGCATTATCCTCAATGGTATAGTTCTTTAGAACATACTCGTGAGCTTCTTTACCCATCTTCTTTCTTAATTCCTTATCAGCTATAAGCAATTCTATCTTTTCTATAAACTCATCAGAGTTACCTGCTAATAAAAGATGTTTAGCGTCTTCTTTATTAACCTCATAAGGACTATCATTAGTTAGGAAGCTTTGTGCTACTGTTGGTATCTCAAGCATTGAGTTCTCTAAAAACTTCAAGTTACTCTTACACCTGTTAAAGTAAGTATCAGCCCGTGGAATAATAACCATATCAAGCTTTAACTCATTTAATACCTTGTAATACTCATCTACCTTAGCAAACGGATGCCATTCTATATTAACGGAACTCCAGTAAGCGTATTGTTCTGAGTATAATTCTTTATAAATATCATTCTGTCCCTTTGGTGGCACTGATAGAAGAACTAATTTTACTCGTGGATCGTTCTCATAATGCTTAATGATAGGCTTACAGGCTTCTATATCGTTAGTAACTCCTACAGAACCAGTCATACCTATCCTTATTACGTCTGTATCGTTTTCTATTGGTTCTGGATAGTAGAATGGGTCTACACAATTAGGCAATACTTCCACGTTCTTATTTACCTTCTCGTACTCCTTTTTAAGGAACTCGGTTGTACAAGTTACCATATCTGCTTCTGCTGCGAATGTGTCTAAAGCACGATTCATTTTCTCCATACCTTTCTTTACTCGCTTCTCATCCATAAACTCATTAAACTTAAATCCATTATCGTCTTTTAAGGTATCATCATTATCCATTACTACCTTTTTGCCTTGACTCTTTAATATCCTTGCTAATTCTAATATATCTTTTCCAAGAGGTCTGTGGAATACTACTATATCTGCGTCTAAGGAAGCTTTGGCTTTATCTTCTGGGGTTGATTTGTTTAGCATAAATGTTGTTCTATCCCCGTTCCAGCCGTTCTCTTGTAATGGGAATAAGCAACGAACATTATAACATCCCTCTAATCCTGTTCCTACATAATATACTTTCATAGTTTTAATTTTCTAGTAGCTCTAATTCCTTTTTCTTTTGAGCTATTTTTAATTTTTTAAGTTCTTCTAAATCTTTCAATTTCTTCTTTGTAGCACTGATTTGCTCCAAGACACTCAACCCATCATCTTTTGGTATTTCACTCGTTACAGGGGGTTGTGGTGGCTGTGGTGGTGCTGGTGGTGGGGTTTCAGTAGCTTGTGGAGGTGGAATATATACCTCTTTCTTCTTAATTATTTGTTTTGTTTCTGGGTTTATTGTATCGCCATTAAGATTTATTCTATCTGACGTCTTTATTGGACTTGGCGATATTACTACATTTGCGTTTTTCATAATTATTTTCGGATTTACACCTATCCCTCAATCCGAATCAGGTAGGTGTAAACAATTAAATTAATTGTAATCTATGAGTCTGATGTCCAGATTGCTACACCAGAAGTATCCCTATTTTCTATTACACCGTAGAGTAAATCTGCAGTTGTAACAGTTGAAAGATATTGTGGAATGTAGTTAGCTTGAACTCTTACTCCGTACTTACCACTCTTAGAACCGCCTCCCATAGAACCACCTGTTCCGATAGGAGAAGTAGCCCAATGTAAAGCATCTTTTTCTGCTAAACAATTAGTTCTACCTACTGTTCCCGAAATCCTTTGAATATTAGTTGTAATATAAATAGGGATTCCATATAGACTGGCTTTAGGTGTCTTACCAGTTGGGTCGTTAACTGGTGAATTGACAGCTAAACTGAATTTGTCAAGATTCTGAATTTGTTTCCAAAACACGTTTGGATGAAAAAAGAATGCACAACCTTCAGTAGTATCAATTTCTGCTGCTTCAAGGTAAGCGATAGCTTCTCTAATTTCACTATCAGCTATTGTTGAAGTTGAAGCTCCTACTGTTTGACTAAAGTTATCAAACAATAGTGCCATTGCTACTTCTAACTTCTTAGCAACTGCATATCCAGCATTCTTAGCGTACTTCTCTTGGATGTAGTAAGAATGTTTGACTTGTGCTGCTTCGTTGTCTTCAATAGCGAATGATGCTTCATACCACTGGTCTACAGTCAAAGTAATCTTTGTTTCTGTAGGATAATTCAAAGTTACTGCTGTTTCAATTGTTTTAGATGCAGCAGTAAACTCTGTCATATTAGGGGTATAAAGAACATCACCACCTGCGGTTAGTTCTGAACTCCTGTCTGTGAAGAATGATGCGATTACCAATTTAGAACGGTAAAAGTCATTGATTCTCTCACCCCAAATTTCCATTTTGTTACTCCTCTATTGAGGGGATAGGTCATTTCTGCCTATCTCTGCACCTTTATCTATTCGTGCAGTTCGGACTGTCGCTTCCCCTTTCGGGGTCTTTTCACTCAGTCTCTGCAAGTCCTCTCTTGTTAAGAAATCTCACTTTGTGATATATTTCAGTCCTCTTACGGTCTGTTTCTATATCGTATGAATAGCCTGTTCTTCCTATTTTAATTTTTGAAAATTCTTTTAGAAGTTCGGCTTGTTTTTTCTTAACAATTAAATATGGTAACAATTTATCTATTATTGGAACAACTCGTTTCATACCTCTAAATTCTAATGAGCTACTATCAGAAATGTTTGGTTTTAAAGATTTACGAAACTCTAAGTTTCCATATCCAATAAATTCTTTAATGGCTCTAAGTACTCCATCATTTTTACAAGCCTGAGCTATTTTTAGAACTGGCGTGTAATAATAACCACGAGTACATACTTTAGAAGATTTTTTAATAAGTCCAAAGTATCCTTCACCATCTACGAATCCCGCAATATATTGTTTTGATATTTTCATACACTAATTTTGTTTAATTACTTATCCATAGTTAGTGTACCATATCTATTCATTTTTTGAAAGGTTCTTGAGGGTTGCCCGCTTACTTTATACGGGTTTTCCCCATTAATCAGAAAAGATTTTACATCCCCAAAATCTAGGGATAAATACAGCAAGAGTAGTTTCGCTCATTGTATTACTAGGAAACGCCATATTCTATTTTTTGCCCAATTTCTCATTAAATGCCTTTTGGTGGTCATCTCGTGATGAACCTGATTCAGTTCCTTTAACTGCTTCTACAGTTTCGCCAGAACCTTTTGAAGCACCTAGTTTAGCTTTCTCCTTCTTTACATCCTCAGCCACTTTGGCTTGATATGAAATAAACATATCGTCTTTTAAGGCTTCTTGAAGGGAGATGTCATTGCCTTTTGCAATAATCTTCGCCTTATCTATCGCTTCATCAGATAATCCACGAGCAATTAACCTAAGCTCATCTGAGTCCATTGGGTCGTTAGGTTTGTTATCTTCCTGAGTAGCTTTTAGAGCTTTGTTTTCTTCTTCGGCTCTTTTAGCTCTAGCAGTTAATTCAGATTTAGCCTTTAGAGCATCATCTAACTTAGCTTGTAGAGCCTCACTATCCTCAGTGCTTTCAGAGGTTTCATCCTCTGTGGAGATATTGGTATCTTCCTCAACCTCTACGTTTGTGTCCGTAGCGACTTCTGTGGTTTCTTCTTCCATAGAATTGTTTGTAGTTTATGCAGAGCTACAATGCGTTTAGCTGGTATTTGGAGAGCCAGTGTCCTCGTGGCTAATTGCCACTTTGCAACCTCCCGTAAGAGGCTGTAAGTAGTAACTAGTCGTTTGGAGAGCCATTTACAGGTACTCCACCTTGTTGTCCTGCGTTAAGTGAACCATCTACTTTGATGTTTCCTTGACGTGTAGCTTTAACTTCTACGATTTCTTCTACTTCCTTCTTCTTAACTACCTTCTTGGCTGGCTTTTTCTTTTTAACTTCTTTTTTAACTTCTTTCTTAGGCATATTTATCTTGCTTCATTAACTTGTTCTTTTGGCTCGGCCTTTGAATCAAATAAGGTGTCTAAGTTACTGAATGCTTTATCTATTACTATCTTAGCGTCAGCTATACCAGTTGTATCTTCTTTTAAGAATACTCTTATAACTGCTTCTTTCTGTAGTTCGTCTATTAAGTAATTATAGACGTTTTCTTTCTGGTCTTTATTATTATAGAACTCTCTTAAAGATTTCATTATTTTGCTCTCCAAAATACTACTATTTTTCCAGTAGCAGAATCGTTTGATTCAATAGTTATATTTGTATCAAATACAGCACTATGACAATCTATCTTAGTCCCTGCTGCTAAATCTACTGGTAGAGTGAGTTGTGAATCCGCACCATTCTTTACTTCCACAACGTGAGTGGAAAGAACGACATTGACGTATATTCCTAATAAAAGAGCTGGTGATGCTGTTACGACTACATCGGCATCTGTGGCTAAATCTACTTCGGTCATTGTGCATCCACCGATTAATGTGTTTAACGCTTGTTGTTGACTATATGTAGTATCCATCTTTTTTCTCCTTTTAATTTATTATACCGTTGCCCCTGTGGCTTCTAATGATAGGTCTTTTTGTTGTGGTGCTTGTTGTGGTTGTGGCTGTTGAGCTAATTGCTGTTCCAAGTTCTTATTCTGTTCATTAATCGCTGCTGATATTTGAACTGGGCTTAATCCTGCTCCTGATAACTCGGCTATCTTACTAACAATTAATTCTGCTAATGGGTTATTAGCCATAGCTGGATTTAATAGAGTTATTAACAGGTTATTCAAGCTTTCTAATGTAGCTGCTTTATTCTTCTGCTCTCCTGTGGTATTAACAGTTACTTTAGCTTGAATGTTCTTGTAAGAGTCCTTTAATATGTCTATGAATCTCTTTCCTTTAGTCTGTTTAATAAACTCATCAGCGTTTTGCATCCAAGCATCATAGTCCTCTTGGTTCAAATCCTTTCCGTCTAAAAAGGCTTGTACTAATTGCTCATTTGCTTGTTTAATAGAGTATTTTTTATCAATATCTTTCAATTCTTCTGGTGAGAACTCATAAGCGAGGATATGTTGTTTGCTTAATTTGCCTGCTAGATAAGGCATTACCCAATCTTCTACGATTTCCGTAATAAAGATACCTAACTCTTGTTGTAAGGTTTGGAATACATTAGATGATTGATTTAATAATGTGGCTTGTAATCTAAATGGAGTTCCTGATGGTGGTGTTTCTCCTCTTTGTGCTGCATAAGCACTGGTAGTCTTTTCTAATTGAGAATACCATTGTGTAATTAGATTATTGTATTGTTGTAATCCGCCACTTGGTAATAAGTTTATAGCAGTGATAGGTTTACCCTCTTCGTGTTCAAGGATCGTTCCATCATCAGTTTCGTTTAATAGATTTCTACCCTTTAATCGTTTAGAAGCTGATTGAGCAATTACCTTTGTGGTATATTCCATCGCTCTATGTTGTTTCAATACAGCATCGTTAGTCCATACTTGAGCTTCTTCTCCTTCTTCCATTACACCTACACCAAAATCTCTACCAGCTTTAGGCTTACGGGCTAAATACTTATACACTCTCTCTGTATCATCTTCCCAATAAAGAGGAGTTGTGGCTGTAAATAGGTGTTCACCACCACTCTCGCTTGGTTCTCCTGCTATGTAATATAGTTGATAAGAGAAATCTATCTCATCTTTATCGGTTATTTTCTTCTTGTTAAGCTCTTTAATATATGATTGTGGGAACTCTCCTCTAATCTCATAAATAGGGATTCTTTGAACTGAGTTCTCCATTTTCTTTAATATCTTCCTGACTTCGTCTTTATCCCACTCCGTCATTTTAGATATATCCATAGCTGTCATCCAATGAGTTTCAATGATAGCTCCTTTTATAATATCTACTTGGTCTGTAATAGTGTTCTTCCACTCTGGTAGTTCTATTGTTAGTTTACCGTCTTTCATAACTTTCTTGGCTAATACAGAACCATAACGAGTGTGCATATCTCTCGTATCGTTAAGAGTCTTAGCGAAGTTTACTTCTTTCATCCAGTTATATATATCTTTAGATAATAACCAGCTCTCTAAATAATGCTTTGGGTCATCAGAAGTGATGTTAATATCTTTAGTGTCTAAATCTTTAGCTGAGTTCTCCACATCACAAATAGCGTTAAGTATTTGAAAGAAAGGCTTATCTCTACCAAGCTCGTCTTTCATTCCATTAAGGTATTTGCTGTTATTATAGAACTCTATTGTATTGATTTGTTCCTTTTGATTAAACTTCAAACCACTGACTAGGTCAATAGTTTTGTCGTAATTAGATATTATTGTTTCTGCTTCTTGTAATATTTTCATTATCTTGAGTTATTATTATTATTTACCATTGATTTATTTTTACTCCCCTATCTCTATCATACTTCCTATGACAAGAGACACACATTCTAATATAATCGTCTAAAACTCTTTTATAGGTATGGTCAACATTAGCCCAATCATACCTTTTCGCAGTTGTTATTCCACACATTTCACAATGATTAGGTCTCCCTTTCCATCTTTTTACCCAATCGTGCATCGCTGCCATTCCAGCATTATCTCCTCTCCACTGTGGACTTTTTTCTTCTGTTGGTGCTAATGTATTTCCCTTCATTCTTTCACTTATTTTCTTTTTCCATTCTTTAGAAAATGGCGGTCTTTTATATCCTTTCTTATGTTTATAAACTCCTGATGGCATATTATTTATATCCCTGTGTTAAGCCCAACTTGTAAGAAAGGCTCAACACAGGAATTACAAGTTAATTATTTATCTACTATTTTTGTTCTGGTTTCTTTCTCTCGCTTCCATACGGTCTAACTCTTCTTTAGGGTCTAACCTCTCTTTAGTATTAGGTATTCCCTCAAAATGATATTCTCTGACTTCATCAAAGTCTTTAGGGTTTCTTAAATTTGGGTGTTCCATAATTATTAAACAAAAAGAGGAGCTGTTAAGCTCCCCTCCGTTGTCTTGGTTAGGGAATAGTGTATATTAGTTTAGTATACGCTGTGGCTAATTCTTGTCAAGTGGTTTCTACCACCTCGCACCGCAACTTCCACATTCACAATCAGCTCCAATATTAAAACTACAAAAAGCTTGGGCTTTTTTCTGTCCTATTGCCGTTTCCTTTTCTCTTTTTTCCCATTGCCTTATACGTTCTTTTTTCTCTTCCATTGTTTCTTCCATATTGTTCTCCGTTTACTCAATTCCTATTATGACTAATTATCTCATCTATCTTTTGTATCACTAACAAATGGTCAACGTGAACGTAATACTTCTTAGATGGCTTCTCTAACATCTCACACCGCTTAATAAACTCTATATTATTCATATTCTTCATACAATAATTAAGGTAATCACTCATAGGATAATCTAGCCCCATAACAGTAAAGTCAATATCTTTATGTTGGAGTACGCCATTTATTGCTATGTTAAGTTTTTCTGGATTCATTATGTATTTAATTTAATATATAGTTTAGCTACTGCTTCTAAAGGGGTTTTGCCCTTAACTGCTATTTCTTTTTTATCTAATCTTCCATTCCAAACGTGCCACCCTCTTCCCAACCTCTCTAAACAATCCATTTCTTTTCCACAAGCATCTATTAGTTCTTCTAGCTCTGGGATATAGCACACTTCAGCCTCCTTTGTCGCCTGTTCACAATCTAGACCACTCTCTC